ATTATAGGTATATTATATACCATAAACGCCATTTTGTACAGGACTTTAACCTATTGGATATCAACGGGTTACGAAAGAAAATTTGGGCCGAACCCAAAGTCTATTAGTTGTTCACTATCAACGACTTACGAATACGTTTCAATTCTTCAAGTAAATGAGAGTAATTCTCACTATATTGGAGTTCGATTCCATAGTCTTTAAGGAAATCTCTTTTGAGAACCCCATTAAAATATGTTTCGAATAGCTCCTTTGAGGGCAAGTTATCTTCTTTACCCAGCATCGATTCAACCATGTATGTAGTATTATTATATGTGTCTAAATGTCTCATATACCAAACCTATTACTTTTTTATACCAGAGAAGTTTCTAACCTTCTCAAATTCTATCTTGGCTGGAAATTTGCCTTCTAGTAAATCCTGCTTGTGTGATATCACAAAGACATTTGAGTCATCTCTTAATGTGAAAAGAATTTTAAGGAGATTATCAACTCCATCTGCATCCATACTAGAATCAAATGTCTCATCCAATATCAAAAGATTTGTATTTGCTGAATTCTTCATCTTTGCGATCTGCCGCCAAGCGAACAGAAGCGCTAGATCAATTCTTTGTTTCTCACCTTCTGAGAATGAATCATAAGAGAAGTCATCTCTGTGCCTCGATTTGATTGTCTCATTAAAAGAGTCATCAAGATTGAATGAAACAAAGAAATCTAATACCTGTAAATACTGATTGATAAGTTTATTCATCACAGGTAGGTATTCACGAATGATCTTTGTCTTTATTCCTGTGTCCTTTAATAACTCAAAGATCGCCTCGATGTATGTCTTAACATGATTCTGCGATTGCTGTTTCTTACCCAGGTCTACAATAAAATCTTGGTCTTGTTTGAGTTCATTTTCTGATTCGCTTGTATCTACTGAAACAATTGAATCTGAGGATTCAAGTGATTCTACCTGATTCATACAATGATGGATAGTACCTTCATTCATACGAATATCTGTGCGAAGTTTATCGATATCTTTCTTCTTATTATCTAAAGAATCGAGTGTTTTACGAAGTGAAAAATCATCGATTTCAAGAGATTTTAGTGTGCCTTGAATCGATCCAGCGGATTCTTTTATACCTGATTTCTTAGATGCTTTCAATTCATCCGAGATAGTTTGGTCGCACGTAGGGCAACAATCATTTTCCTCAAAGAATTTAGACTGTTTCATCAATGATTTCAGATCGTGATTGCAAGTGTTCTTCTCAAAGCCTATATCTTTTCTTTTATCTGTTACTTCTTCTATAAGAGAACTAAGTTCGGGCCATTTGGTATCAAACTCCTCTTGTAATTCTATATTTCTTTTTTGAAGAAGTTCTTGCTCATCTTTAAGAGATTCAATCTTCTTTGTATTCTTAACGGAGTTCTTCAGATCAATTGCTTTTAATTCATCAATGTGCTTCTTCTTCAATCGTATTGATTCAGTAAGTATATTAACTTCATTAATGGTATTCATCAGATCATTCTTTAGTTTAGAATAACGATCCTTTGTCAGAACATTCATCTTTGTGAATATACCAATATCCAGCAGGTCTTCAATGACGCCTCTTCTTTGTGCTGTTGGTAGTTGCATGAATGGAATGAAACTACTTGAACCCAGAACTACAACTTGGTGAAAAGACTTGTGGTTTAATTTAAGTATATTACTCTCTAGAACCTTTTGATAATCTCTACTATGAGATTCTTGGTTCAGTAATTTGCCATTCTGATATATCTTGAAACCTCCTGGTCGGATTCCACGATATACTCTATATTGATTCTTACCCACCGAGAATGTTACCTCCACCTCGCATCCCTTACCATTGATTGAATTAACCAATTGTGGCTTATTGATATTGCGGTGAGGTTTACCAAATAGTGCGAATGAAAGAGCATCTAGCATTGTCGATTTACCAGCGCCGTTTGCGCCGACAACCAATGTTGCCGAAGACCTATTCAAATCAATGACAGTAGTTTTATCTCCTGTACTTAGGAAATTCTTATAAGATAGTTTTTCAAATGTGATCATTAAATCTCGTCGATGTTTTGCGCTTCAAGGAATAGTTCTTGCATTAATTTCTTGAGTATGTTTTTATTCAGATCTGTTTCGGTTGAATCGATATAACTATTCAGAAGTGTTGAGGTATCTGTGGTTGTGATTCCTTCATCTTCCACATTCTCGCCCAGATATTCATCAAATGATTCTAGTATCTTAATTTCAAATGGCTCGGTCTTATGAATCTTGTCTAACCACTTATCATAAGAATACAAGTCCTTTTTATTCAGAACGATTATCTTTATATAAGAGTCTTTATATTCTTTCTTTATCTCTGGTACCTTATCTTCATCATATATTAGCTTATGAAACATACTATCAGGGTTTCGAACTGATGTCAATTCTCTTTTATCTGTATCTAATATATGGAAATACTTTTCTTCGTTTGCATCAGCAAATGTGAATTGAAATTGAGTACCAAGATAATGAATGTTATCCTTTGAACTCTTCGCATGATAATGACCAGATAAAACCATATCAAATCTATCAAAGAGTTTTCTATCCATACCATCAACAGCCTTGATTCCTCTCATGACTTCGAAACCCCCGAGTTCAAGGTGACCAGCCAAAATAGATGCCTTTGATTTCTTTATTGCTTCGATAGAACGATCATGGTTCTCTTCACATATCCAAGGTAGTAAAAGAATATCTAGTTTATCATAAGAAACTACTGTTGGCTCATTATAGATTGTTATCCTATCATGTTGCTCTAGAATCTCATTCAATGAATTAAGATCATTTGTATTCTTATAATACACATCATGGTTTCCCGGTATGATATCCATTGTGAGATCATACTCATCTAGCTTGGTAATGAAATGTTCGTAGTTTCTTTTAAGAACTTTAAAGTTCACAAACCTACGATGATCAAAGTAATCACCAAGATGTAATATCTTTTTTATACCATGCTCTTTCAGATAAGGAAAGAACGTATTGGTGTAAAAACTCTCAGCGTAATCAAGAAATATGTCTGAACCATTCTTGATGCCAGCATGAGTATCATTAAGCACTGCTATCTTCATATAGTTATACTATATAGAAATTTTCGAAGGAGTCAATAACTTTCTTCTTTGCTCTTTCTTTTCTCTTAGTCTTCTTACCGAATTCCTTAACCAGATTATCTCTTTCTTTAATCCTTTGTGATTTTTGTCTGATGTGATCTACTATGAATTCCGAATCACAATTACCACCAAAGTCAGCGAAGGCATCTGCTCCTGCGAAATCAATGTATCTTTCTTTGATCTCTTGTTGTTTCTTTTCTTTTGCAATCCTTCGAAGGAAAGCATAGTAACTTATCTGTGTGAAATAAGCAAAAGCATTTGGCAATCCTGTCCTTGTTGCCTTCTTGATATCGTAGTTCATAATTGCTTTGATACAATTCTCTACGGCATCCATAACCATCTCTTCACGATATGTATATGAAAAGAAATTAGGCTTGTGTGATAATCCTTCCGATATCTTTAGAAAGCAAGTCCCAATATAATTGGTGATCTTTGGTTCATCTTTTTCATTCTCTCTTGCCTCGACTACGGAAGTTACATAATCGACTACGGCTTGAGAAAATTCTTTATTATTTACATAGTGCTGTGGTTTACGTTTCATTATATAGTTATAATATATTAAATATTAAATATGTCAATACCTTATTTTGGGTTTGACAAAGGGTTGACAATTGATTATAATTGATTTGTTCGAAAGAAAGAAATAGAGATCAGTTATTCTCTGGTTTCCAAGTTAATCTGTTTTTATGTGGCTTGTCGACATTAGAATCAAATGCATCAAATAACATATTCTCTTCTTCCATTTTCTCTAGAGCTTCCTCTATCATATCTCTTCTTACTTTGTTGGCAATGATATATCTTAGATAATCACATTTCAGTCCGAAGGGTGCTTCTGTTCGAGTTACTATTGCTCTTGTATTTAATTCTGTAACATCATCAATGTCACCTATAGTATAAATCCCAAACTTGAAGCCATAACTAGTTCTTTCTAATTTGGCAGGTAGCACGATATAGATTACATTATTTTCTTCTTCAAAATCCACTTCCTCTGCAATGATATAAGAACCATCTGTGAGATGATAAGTGTGAACTTCTGTGTCTTTAATATTATCGAAGATATCTAATGGGTCGCTCATATGTTTATTGAATGAATTTTGTATTTAAAACTTTCTTTATCATAAATCTTAACTCTTGAAATTGCATGGTTCAATGTGTAGTTCTTTCGAGTCTTCCAAGATAGATCATCCGCAATATCGTAAACAACTGTTCCTTGGCCATTATTACTTTTTCGCAAACCTCTTCCTATTGATTGTAGAACTCTTATTTGAGATTTTGTGGGTGAAGCAAATATAATATTATTTAGGGACTTTATATTAATGCCTGTGGAGAAGGTACCAACAGATGCTACTATGATTGCATTCTTTTCTTGCTCTGTAATCTCTCTTATCTTTTCTCTTTCTTCTGCATTTACAGAACCAGATACAAAGAATACCTTTCTATTTTTAGCTCTATCTCTTATCTGTTTAAAAAGAGGCTCTCCATGTTTCTTAACAAGATTATAAAGGACTAGTGAATTACCCTTCTGATCGAGTGCAAGATTGGCTATGAATCTATTCCTCTTTTCATGTGATACCAAGAAATCAATCTCTTCGGCATATTTCTTTTTACCAAATGCTTTTCTTGTCTCGTCACTGTATTTAAGAACAATAGATTCTATTTTTAAATCTGCGAGAGTATTAGAATCAATAAGTGTTTGAGTAGATGTTACTTTATATACAGGCCCAAAATTACCTACAAGGGTTAGTTCATTTACTTGTCCACCATCTAATGTTCCAGTAGTTCCAATTCTCATATCAGCCAAAGATAATCGACTCATAATTGTAGTGAGTGATTTAGCCTTAAATGTATGAGCTTCATCTCCCACAACACAACCAAACTGTTGGAACCATGTCTGATCTAATTTAACAGCAGACTGCCATGTTGTAATTACGACGGGCTGCTCAAACTGTTTTTCTTTACCCGAATAGATTCTATGGACATCTTCTTCAACATCAAACTCTGGATCATCCGATGAATAGTCAGCGAAATCTTTATACATCTGCTCGACCAATGATGTGGTTGGTACGATGATAATAACCTTCTTATCCATTTCCTCCGAGAGATAATATCTCATCAACATATAGATGATAAGAGACTTACCCGAACCAGTAGGTGAAACTAATATTGAACGACCATTATCTGTCGCGAATTCAACAGCCTTGTTCTGATAGTCTCTTGCTTTAATTGGTTTTCCACCAGCACATAATGAAAGATCATCGAAGAACTTTTTATCATAAGAGTATCGATTATCTATATCAGAACTAAGACTTACATCATAACCTCTGTCTTTAGCGAATCTAAGAACCTCATCTTTAAGACCGTGAGGTATGGTCTTATTCATCTGATTGTAAAGACGAATTTTTCCATCCCATAATTTATTACGATATGCTGGCATGAACTTATATCCATCCGCATAGAAAGTAAAATATTCGGATAGTTCTCTAAGAATACCAGAATCTTCAGATGCTACACTTAAAAGAGACTCGCTCTTCTTTGATAGATATACAGTTTCATTCATTACATACCAGAAGTAAACTTACGAAATTCAATTATATTCTTGATGTGGGAATGTCTCCACCTAATGTTATTCATTATCTCCTCAAGGGTATCAATGATTGATTTCTGGTAATCGATTCCTGCTTTTACTTTCACCAAATCTTCATCAGTTTCGTAATACATACTCATCTCTGATTTCAATGGCTTCGACATACCTTGGAATGGATCATAAGCCCACCCTCTTTCATCCATGTCGGATTTGGTCATTTTACCAGTATAGTAAAGCCACTTATCCTTCTTTATTTTCTCTAAATCAAACTCTTTCTTTCTCAGTTGTAGTTTTGAAAGAGAATATATTTCGAGATATTTGGCATGCAACTTTGATGTCTTTACAGTATCTTCATCAAGTGCGCTATCATCAATAACAGAATCTATCTTCCAAGATTCCAAAATATCATTTAAACTCATCATATAAGTTTATTTATACGAACTTAAACTCATCATACCTGAACTCGGCCGCAGCCTGTAGGTATTCAACATCGGTTGATTGTGTGGAGAATTCTAGCGCCGCGACACTTGTGCAGAATAGATTCTTAAATTGGATTTGTTTATTTATGTTTTGATGACTAGTAAGAATCATCAATGTAGCATCATATACTGTTGGCTTACCTGAATCTCTATTATCAGTAATCCATTTGAATAATTCTTTGTATACCTCTAAATCTTCATCGATTGCTACTGTAAGAGATAGTCCGCCAAATGTAACATCACCTGTAAAATATCCCTTATACTGTTTTATATTACCTTGAACCTCACCTAAGGATAAATCTGGAAGGGTAGCAGCAACACAAAAGAATTCAAGATTAGAAAGTTTATCTCTATTAATAATAAGCTTGAATCCCGTTGGCGACAGGAAATTATAATTACTTGTTAGATTTGACATAAAGTTATTTATATAAAAAGAAGGGGCCCCTTGCGAGACCCCTTCAAATTTATAATGGTAAGATTAGATCTTATCCAAGGTTGATGTTCGAGATAGTGAATCTGCGGAAATATGCATTTGCTGCATTATCACCCAATTCACTTGCACCTGTAACAAAAGGATTCTTGACCATGCCGTAGCGAGTCTTGAAACCAATCTTAGGTTGGAATGTTGCTTCATCAACTGCACGAACCATAGTGAGTGGTACGTATGGGCAGTAGAAGAGACCAGCATCATATGGATTTGATCCACGGAAACCTACGGTAGCGTAATCAGTAGCTGAGTAAGGATCAACATATACCTTAAGGCGACCATTAAGGACACCGGCGAATGTATTACCAGTTGCATCTACTTGCAGATTAGCAGCAAGTGCAGGAGTGTAGTCAAGTTGACCAGCGGCTGCAAGTGCGGAAGCTACATTAGCAGAGCAGATAACAAAGTTACCTTTACCACGGCGAGTATTCTGAGCGATTGCATTTGCTTCGATCTCCAATTGGAAGATCAAGCTCTTGAACTTCTCAACAGACCAGCGACCATCAGCATGAACGTTGAGGTCGAAATCACCTGCAGGAGATTCTGCGATGTTTCCGAGTCCAACCTGTGCCTTAGAATTGATTGTGTTGATAACTTCGCGATTGATTTCAGCAAGGATTTCAGTCGAGAGGATGTTAGCAAGTTCGCCTTCAGCATCGAGACCGTGAACAGCCTTGAGATCTTGAGCAAGCTCCATTGTGTATTCAGCCTTAAGACCACGAGTCTTAGCTGTAACACTTGTCTTCTCGATGGTGAAACCCATGTCATTGAATGAATCACCTTCACCAGTTGCAGTAGCCATGCCACCACTTGTTCCACCAGGTGTTTCGGCACCGTTAGCAGAGAATGCAGTTGCTGGCTCTGTAAGACCGAGAGCTTCTGTATCATCTGTACCGATCTTTGCACCACTTGGGCTAGATGTAGCATCGTTGTAGCGAGCCTTCATTGCGAAGATGAGACCAGTTGGGCCAGACATTGGCTGGACACCGGCTACATCATAAGCGATGAGATTAGGCATTGCACGACGCACAAGAGAGATAAGAACTGGATCGAACTTATCAATTGAACTTACAGTTTGATTATTTTCAGAGATGAAAGAGTTTTGTGATCTTTCTTCCATGAGAGCCTTCTCGGTATTTTCGAGAAGCTTAGTAGTGACGGCTTTTCTGTGCGCGTCTTGGAAAGCAGGTGCATCAGCATGGTTCAGTACTGGTGCCCACTTTTTCATTTGTTCTTCTGTATTAAACATAATAGTTTTTTCTATGTTGTTGTTTTAGTTGGGATTATTTTTTTGATAGAGCTTCTACATATGCTAGCATATGTGCAGGAATTACCTTCTTGGTTTCTTCCTCGCCCTCGATGATTATTTCTGTATCTTCAGAAGAATCCTCTTCAAGAGTTTCTTCTTTTGTTGCTGTTTCTTCTTTACCTTCAAAGATTGAATCCTTGACGACTGATGCTTTCTTAGCAAATGATTCCTTCGATCCAAATTCAACACCTTCTAGAATAGATTCTAGCTTGTGTGATTCTGTTTCAGAAAGGTCTTCACTTAGTTCAGAGATGACGGCTGCTCTTTCGAACTGCTGTATTTGTTCTTGAAGAGAAGCGATTTCAGATTCAGCAGTTTCAAGTTTCTCAGATGTTTCTTCAGAAACAGTTGTTAGTTCAACAACAAGATCTTGCTTTTCTTCTGGGACATCGATGTAATTCTCAACGAATACATCTTTAAGTGATGTCATGAAGCTTTCTGCGATTTCTGTACGAAGAGTATTCTCAACTTGTTGAGTATTTTCTTCCATCCAGCTTTCTACAACGTAGGAAAGATAATCATCAATTCGAGTGATGAGACTTTCACGGACAGATTCAACTTCTTCATTTAGATCTGAGTTATACTTTTCTTCGAGTTTTTCTTGAATCTCAATACTTCTTTCAGCAACAGTTGCTTCGAAAAGTGTTGCAGCTTCAGTCTTGAAATCTTCTGTAAGAGATGATTCATTTTGAAGAAGTGTATCGAGTGCTTCAGAAACCTTTTTGGCTTTCGCTTCTTTGGTTTCTTCTTTGTCCTCGTCTTCTTCTTCTTCAACTTCTTCTTCTTCTTCTTCAGACTCTTTCTTAGACTTAGATTTGGTGGATTCTTCCATCTCATCCTCGTCTTCGTCTTCATCCTCGTCCTCGTCTTCGTCCTCTTCAGATTCGTCTTCGTCTTCTTCTTCCTTTTTTACGGCTTTCTTTTCACCGAGGAGAATTGACT